GTCATAGTTCCTGATACAGCATTAGCACCACCGATCAAGTTTGATGAACCGAGTTGTTCTATATCTAAGTTAAAAGTTGCGCCTACTTGATCTACATAAACCTCATTATCTGCATATAAAAAACTAACCACGAATAGCATTAAGTATTTCTTCATCTATTATGCTCCATAAATTTTTCTTTAAACCTAATTGTATGGTTTCTAAGACTGCCGTTTCTATTGCGTTTTGGAGTGCAATATTCACAGATTCATTTTCAACCATGCCATTTTCTATCTCCACTAACTCTGTGTCATTGGAAACAAAACGAAAAGCATCTTGACTTATAGCTACGCTTAGAATTGATTTTGTGGTCAACACTTCAGTCAATACTTTTCCTGTACTTACAGAAACGGTACGCAAAGAGACAGTAACAATGTCCTGTCTGTACTCTTTGGTTGAGCCTATGCCCAAATATCTAGCACCCAAGCCACCTGACTTAATGTTGCTCTCATATCCTATCACACCACCTTCCATTAACAAACCTGCAAATGTTAAAGGTAGTAAATCTTTATCTTCTTTAAAATCTTTTCTTGTTGATCTTATAAGCTGTCTTTCTTTGGTTAGGTTATCTAGACCCACTCTTTCTACTACATTAAAGAAATCACCATTACTTGCGTGTTTTAAGGCACGAATAAGGTATGCATGAGGTGCCTGTGTTATAGCTGTTGAGAATGATGCATATGAACTATTGCTTCTTCTTTGACCTGTTTGGTCTGTGAAGCTTGTGGGATATATTGCTATTGTTGGCTTAATAAAAGGTTCACCAATTTCAGCTAGTTCTTTGTTGATTAAGGTTCCAACTTCTGCCTGTTTGGTTAAGCTAACTGGTGGGATGTAATTATCTAATATTGACCAATTGGTACAACTAGAAAGAAAAATCCCCAATAGGCAAAGTAATTTCTGTCGTGTTTCCATTTGCATCTGTAATAATTAAAGTTATGTAATCTCCGTCAGTATTGTATTCTATTGTATTGCCTTCAAGCTCTAAAGTTCCTGATTCACTTGGTGTTTCACCGAAAAGGTTATCCACAAGCTGTCTACTAAGCTGTGCATAAATCCTGCTTTCTAAATTTCTTATAAATCTAGCCAGTGTGGTATTTTCTGCTTCTCTTTCTAAATCTTCTTGATAAGCTTTTATCTCATCAGCAATAGCTTTCTTTCTGTTGAATTGTTGATTCTCTATAGTTAAATAATGACTTGATGTACCAACACCTGAGAAGCTTGGATTTTTAAAAGTGTGTGTCATTTCATCAGAACTTGCAGAATTAGAAAAAAATATAACAGTAACAATTAAAAAAATAACACTTAAACTAAATACCCAAACAATAAATTCAAATATTAAATTTTTAATCTTTCTCTTTTTCTTTTCTTTCATTTAGTTCTAAGACTGTATTCACTTTCTGCTGTAATCGTATCATATCTTGATCTAACAGCCTTAACTGGTCTGTGAGCCTGATAATAGTTTTTTTCATTTCTGAAACAGCAGGGTCTATAGTATTGGTGATTGTTTGCCATACAAAATAAACGAAGTAGCCTAAACCAATAACCATGACTGAGGTAAAACCAAACTTTTCAACTAAGCTGACTATATCCATTAGTCACGCCTAGCATCTATCTTGCCATCCTCTACGAAGTTTTCTGCCCTTGCTATACGGTCTAGGTCAGGTGGTAAATTTAAGGCACTAGACACGCTTGTATCTATTCTAATCATGTCGTTGTTCATAATTGATGCTCTTGTAATTAACATCTTTGTTATTGCTTGTACGCCTTTTATATCATTAACTAGATTGCCCATAAGCTGTTTCATTATTAAAAAAATAAAATATCCCATAATGAGACCACCTGCAATGGGTAAACCAACATCTTCAATCAATCTAATAATATTCATAAATTTATTTTAACACCCTATATAAATAAACATAATATTATTCCAAAAAGGGTTTACTTTGCTAAACTATACGTTATACTAACTACATAAACAATAAAAAGATTATTGGTCGGCGGCAATAACAACTTAGTTTGTTAGTTTAAAGCCTAAAGAAATTATAAATATTTTTTTTGTATTGTTTAGGGTAAGTACCCTTAATGCTTCTCGCATAGTATTGTTAGGCATTAAAATAGTTTGCATTGCTTGTTAGATATAACATGACGCAATATGTAGCATAGGGTACTTAAATTTTTAGGCTAATACCCTTTAAAGCCCTAGACTGACGCAATCCCAAAAATAATTATAATAATATTGAGCAAAACATTTTATTGGGGGTGAAAGCAAGGTTGCAAACTTGTTAGTAGCCCTAACTTATTTATCCTCTCCTTTAAAACTTTTACTTGAACCACTAGTGCCTGCATAAAGTCCAAACCATGCTGCACCTGCACCAACTACTATTGATATAAGACCACTTTGCTCAAAGCTTGGGCTTTCCAGTGCCATAAACCAAAAGGTTGTGAAGTAAAGCAGATACATATAAACACTTAAGAAAGCTCTAGGGAATATTCTCCAAGAGTCTACTGCCTGTGCTAAGAATATCCATTTTTGATGTGGGTTCTTAGTTGATTCATCTTCTAAGTCTCTTATCTTATCTTTAAGTGCACCGATTTCTTCTACCATAGCCATGAACTTATTAAGGTCCATTTCTACTTCGTTTCTATCCATGTCGCCTTGAAATCTTCCGTCATGTTGCATAATTATTCTCCTATGATGGTGGGGTTGGAAATACTACATCAGAATAGTTATCTTCATCTGTGTAGCTACTTGGTAAATCTCTTAATGCTTGTCTATATGTCACCCATTCAGCTTTTTTGCTATCTGATAATGGACTATCAACTGCTACTGTCCAATCACAATCCATTAATAAGTAAAGTCTATTGTTCCTTATTTTTTGAGTTGTAGTCAAAGGGGTGTCTGATGTTTCTGCGTATATTGTCATTATTGTTTGTTAAGGTGTAATGCTGATATTCTTCTGTTGAATCCACCAACATCAGGTGTTGTGTTATCTTGTGAAACTTGTCCTTGGAATTTAGCAGTGTATGAAGTATTGGCACTTAAAGATATTTTCCCTGCCATGACTATAGGTTGTATTGCCAAACTTCCAGTTGGTGATGTGTAAGTAGCAACTGTCGTTGCACCTACAATTAATTTTGCCTGTAATTGTGTTAAAGAAGCAAAAAGACCACCTACCATGCAGTTGCTAACAATTAAATATTCCCCTGCTTCTGCTGTAGTAAATGTTACTGTAATTAAGTCCACATAATTATCAGAAAACCTGCCATCGCCAAAAGCCACAGTTCCACCACCACCATTAAGACCTAAAGCACCAACTGCTCTTGTTCCTATCTCTGCAACTGTTACTCCATTACTAGATATTTTTAAACCAGTACCGTCTGCTGTAAGTGTAGAGCCATTTAAAATAAGCCTTTGTGCCGATAGATCACCAGTGGTTATATTTGATGCATTTAGATTGCTTACTGTTACTTGACTAGCATCAATAGTTCCTGCTGTAAGTGTTCCCAAGTTTCCAGTAATGGCTGCAAGTGTTGATACAGTTATCTTAGAAGCTGTCACAGAATCTGCTGCAAGTTCATCTGCCGTAATAGTTCCTGCAGCAATTTGTGTAGCTGTAATCGTGTTTGTAGCTATTTGGCTTGCAGTAATTGTGTTGGCAAGAATCTTGGCTGCAGTTACAGCATTTGCTTGAATCTTATCTGCAGTAATTGAATTTGCAGCTAACTCATTAGCAGTAATAGTTCCTGTGGCTATTTCCGTAGCAGTTACTGCCCCTGCATTTATTTTTGCAGTTGTAATCGCATTTGCATTTATTTTGTCGGTAGTTACAGCATTTGCATTTATCTTGACTGCCGTTATTGCATTCGTTGCTATTTCCGTTGCTGTGATAGTGCCTGATACTATTTGCGTGGCTGTTACTGAGTTTGCAGCAATGGAGTCTTGATTTACCGCATCCGTTGCTATGAGGGCATTTGTCACAGCATCATCAACTATCTTCGCAGTTGTAATAGCATCATCATTTATGAGTGCAGTTGTGATGGCGTTGTCAGCAATTTTTGCTGAAGTAACAGCATCAACACCTAGCTTAGTTTCTGTTATAGCACCTGCTGCAATAACATCTCCTTGTATGGCTGCAACTGCAATCTTTGCATTTGTTACTGCATCATCCGCAAGTTGTAATGTATCTATCGTGCCATCAGGAACAGCTTTGATAAAGTTGCCTGCAACCGAGCTACTAAAAGGTGAATGCAGATCAGAATGATTGATTGCTCTTACCCAAAAATAATAAGTAGTTCCTGCTGTTAATCCATCTTGATCTCCGAACAAAGTAGTAGAGACTTTATTAGGTTCTCCACCAATGGTGTCTACTAAATCTGTATCATCAGTTGGGGTGCTGTTAGCTGTTTTTCTATAAACCTTTACTGCTCTAAAATCACTTGAGTTAGGATTAGTCCATGACAACAACATATTTAATCTGCCTGTAGATACAGTAAGATTGCTTGGTGTAGCAGGGGCAGTTCCTGCAACTGTGATTGTTATGTTAGATACGCTTGTATAAACACTGGTAACACCATTAACATCAATGTGCCTTATCTTTACATTGTATGTTTTACCAACAACCACATTTGGAATGGCAGCGTTTGATATTCTTTTGCCTACTGTGAAGTCAGAGGTGTAGTCACTGTCTGTGCTTAATTTATAAGCAATCTCCGTGAGTGTAACTTTATCACTTGCATTGTTAGTCCAAGATGCAAGGATGTCTATTTTGCTTGTCGTACCATCTATGCTGTTCTGTTGTGCTAATGACAAACTAGATGGTGGACTTACTTCATATGTACCAGTAGATACATCAGAGCCTTCTGCTTGACCTGTGGTGTAGTCATTGGTTGCAAAGTTAAATACAGATGCTTCTACTTCTTTTAGTTCTAATCTTGTTGCTATGACTGGAACATCACCATCCTGTATGACTTCCATATTTGTAGACAAGACTTCAAAGGTTTTTTGTGTATAACCAAGCCTTTCATTTGTTAGGTACACCCAATCATTCGGCTGACACCTCATAAATTGCAAACTAACCAAAACTGATAAAGATGTTGATTGTCTTTGGCTTTTTAAAGCTATGCGACCTAATCTTTGTGCCATAGTATCTGTAACAGTAAATGGCAATTGTGTTTCCATTTGTTTTACATAGTTTGCTGTGCTTTCGCCACTAGGCGTATCTGCATTTAAAAATGTAGAATCTTGATAAACTTCTGCATCTGTTGATATGTAGTTAAGACTTCTATCAACATATATAGGTTTGACTGAGTTATATAAATCGCCACTAGTAGAATTTGTAGAAATAGAAATTGGTGATAATAATTCATCATCTGTGATGGTTAGGCTTGGTGTTTGTGAAGCACCTGCAAACACTGTAAATTGTCCATTCACATATGACATTTTCCCTGCCATAGAACTTAATACGGCTTCTAATACACCATTTCCGTTAGCACTAAAATTAGTAAAACCATTTGCTGTATATCTTGTTTCTGTTGTTACCCCATCTGCTAAAGTTACATTTTGATCGCAAGTATTTGCAGCAGAAGCAATACCACCTGCATTAGTAGTGTCATTTATTTCAGATGCTTTAGCTTTTAAGCCATATTGTGTATCTGTTAAATAATCTCTAATAATTAAAGCAGGGTTTGATCTTTGTAAATCTGTTGTTGCGTTTGCACCTGTTCGTGGGTCATAAATATTTTTACCCTTAACTTTGAATGATACTGCAGGCATACCACCACCAAACTTCTCTGCATCAAAAACCATTTGAATATATACATAAGCAACGCCTAAAAATTTATCAGATGCGCCCATGCTTGGTAATTGAGTTGTTAAAAAGTTATCTTGTAAAGTTTGACCACCATTAACAAAAGAATAACGAACTAATCTACCACTACCAAAATTATTATCATTTTCTGTGTTGGTAAAATCACTATTAGTCACTGTATGAATAGTTGAATTTCCACTAGTGGTAGTTGTGGTGGTTGTGTCTATATCATTTAGTCTAAGGGTTTCAAGGCTTTCTATTTCATGCCCTGCAATAGCAACTACCATGTGTAATAAATAATTATCTGTGCCTGTGGTTTCTATATGAACCATAGTTCCACCTACACGACATTCTCCATACACAATTTGTCTAGGTGCAAGTGGTGCACGAGTTGCAAATTTTGTACCAAAGTTTCCTCGGGATGCTTCAATTCCTTTAGATGTCATCTTTCCGATAACACTTGCTACAAGCGTTGTTGCAAAAGTTGATGCAGCTAATGCACCATATGATGCCACAGCAACACCACCAGGCAGTAAAGTTGCAAGATAAGCTCCACCAATAACTATTATAGTTGCAATAATGGCTTGTTTTATCTGTTTAGCCATTAATCAAATCTCCAAACTCTATAAGCTAATTCGCTATTGACAACACCTATCCCATCATCCGTTGGCGTAAGTATTCCAAATCCATTGCACATACCTACAAGGCTAGAACCATTTTGTTCGTAAATAACAAGATCACCACAAGTCATAAAGGCTTTATCTATTTCACCTACATTTTTTGTATTACAAGCTTTTTCAATGCTTTTCTCTAAATCTCCACCATATGATTTTATGGCTTTCATAGCACTTTCTTCGTCTTTCCATTTTAGCTTCTTGGGTATTAAATCTTCACCTGTTATTTGTTTTATAAGAGCATTGCTAAATTTACAACAATCATTCTTTCCCCACTCAAAAGGAAAGTTATTATTTTTTACAAAGT